CTCGTTCCGTGACCGCGTGATGATTAAGATGTCGCAGTACCGCTGGATACCGCGCCAAGATGCGCAAGCAATCGTGCATCAAGTGTTGCAGCCTGCGATACGCTTTACCAAAGCGGAGTGCCTTGACCTGCCGGACATGTTGTACGCCACTCGTGAAGTGCCACTGACGCCGCAGCAAAGCAAGTACTATGACGCAATCAAAAAACAAATGGCAGTCATCGCCGCAGGCGCAGAAGTCACGGCAGTCAATGCTGCGTCCATGCTCAACAAACTACTGCAAATCTCGCAAGGGGCGGTGTACACCGACGACCGGGACGTGGTTGAGTTCGACGTAGACAACCGAGTGTCTGAACTGCTCGACGTGATTGCTGGCACCAATGAAAAAGTGTTGGTGTTTGTGCCGTACCGGCACACGCTGGAAATGCTTAACGACCGTGTAATCAAGGCGGGGTACACCACGGCCACCATCCACGGCGGTGTGGCAGCCAACAAGCGGGCAGAGATCATCAAGGAGTTCCAAACGGAAGACGACCCGCGCGTGCTTATCATGGTGCCGCAAGCTACAGCACACGGGATTACCCTAACCCGAGCCAACCAAGTTGTCTGGTGGGGTCCAGTAAGCTCCACAGAAATCTACATCCAAGCCAACTCCCGCGCACACCGCGCGGGCCAGAAGAACTGCGTGACCATTACCCACTTGCAAGGCAGTCCGGTGGAGCGCAGAATGTACGCCCTGCTGCAAGGAAAGATTGATTTGCATCAGGCCCTTGTTGACATGTACAAACAGGAGATTGCTGAATAAATTATTGACACCAACATTTGACAATGTATAATTTCTAATAGTTCAAAATAAATCAAAGGAAATCCGCATGACAGACGCACACAAATTGGTAAAGGTATACGTCAAGATTCGTGACGCGAAAGCCGCCAAAACAAAAGAGATGGAAGCCGCCATTGCTGTACTTGACCAGCAATTGGACGTCATTGAGACCGAGCTGCTGGAACTGTGCAAAGCCACAGGCCAAGACGGCGGTAAAACAGAGTACGGGTCGTTCCGACGGTCCGTCAAAACTAGGTACTGGACTTCCGATTGGGAGAGCATGTACCAGTTCATCAAAGAACACGATATGCCAGAACTTCTGGAGCGTCGCGTAAGTCAGACTACCCTCAAGGAATTCTTGCAGGAGAACCCTGACAAACTGCCGAAAGGCATGAATGTGGACTCGCGGTATGCAATCACCGTGACCCGCGCTCGTTAATCAACCAAGGAAATCAAAATGAGTAACATGACACTCTTCAAATCCGGCTCCGTTATCCCTGACTACCTGCGTGAGGCATCTGACGCAACCACCAAAGATATTGCTGGCTCGTCCGGCGGTAAACAAATTTCCATCAAGGGCGGCGTATGGCGCATGGTGGTAGGCGGTGAGGAAGTCGCTAAGAACGAAGACCGTTCGATGAATGTGATTGTGATCTCTGCTGGCAAGGGCGTGTCCCGCACGTTCTACGCTGACAAGTACGAAGAAGGCAAGGACATCAAACCCGCCTGCTGGTCTGCTGAAGGTGTGGTGCCCAATGAGGAAGTGCCAAACCCACAAGGCAAGACATGCGCTACCTGCCCTCAAAACATCGAGGGCTCCGGTGATGGCAAGTCCCGCGCGTGCCGTTACAGCAAGCGTTTGGCTGTGGCCTTGGAAAACGACATCGGCGGCAACGTCTATCGTTTGTCGGTCCCCGCCAAGTCCTACTTCGGCAGAGCTGAAGGCGACAAGATGCCACTGCAAGCCTACGGCAAGTTCTTGTCCGGTCACGGCATTCCAATCACGGGTGTGGTAACTGAGGCTCGCTTCGACACTGCTGAGGCCGTGCCTGTTCTGAAGTTCCGCGCTGTGCGCCCACTGACTCGTGAGGAGTGGGAGTTGGCCAAAAATCAGAGCCAGACTGAAGACGCCAAGCTGGCAGTCGAGTTCAAGATGGTGCCGAGCAAAGCTGAGACTGGTCAGCCCGCCCTGCCCCCAGCGTTTAAAGACGCACCGATTGCCGCCAAGGAAGCACCGGCTGAGAAAGTGCAAGCTGAAGAAGTGGCCGAGCCCGTGAAGCGTGCCAGCAAGCCGAAGGCCGAAGCCGCACCTGCAGCTACCAAGGATGTTGCAGCCATTCTTGACGACTGGGCGACAGACGACGATGCCTAAAAAATCCCGGGGGTACGACTCCCTCTTCATTCGCAAGGTAGAAGAAGCTGACCAAAAACCAGTGGTTCTTCTGCTGGCTGAAGCGTGCATTGTCAAGAACGTAGCAGTTACTGAGGTGGCTGAAATGTTCAAGGTGTCACGCGCTACGGTCTACAACTGGATGACGGGGAAAACAGCACCACACCCTCGGTATCTGGCTCTGATGCCAAAGGTCACGACGCGCTTACTTAAGCGTAAGTGATCGCGCCCGGCGGGGTGGCGGGACAACCTGCCGCCCCTTTTTTATTCCAGTTACCCGTGAGGTTATGTGACTGACTTTCTCAACTCCGTTCTGCCCACTCAGGGCACGTACTGCTCGGTGGGGATACGGTCCGGTGTGGTTAAACAATCGTTTCACCCAACGATTGCCGACGTTGACGCTGTAAGCGCTGGTTATGCAACTCAAGGCACGGATGCGTATTTCGCATTGGCCACGTTTAAAGATGACTCTAGCCGCAAGGTGGAGAACGCAGCGTTCCTGCGGTCATTCTTTCTTGATCTGGACTGCGGTGTGGGCAAGCCCTACGCAGACCAAGCTGCTGCCGCTCAAGCACTTTCAATATTCGTTTCTGACACCGGGCTCCCGCGCCCAACCGTGATTAATTCTGGCGGTGGACTGCATGTCTACTGGCCGCTGACTCAAGACGTGCCGGTCTCCGATTGGATACCGCACGCAAAAGCTTTTAAACGGCTGTGTGCGCAACACAGCCTTCACGCCGATCCGGCGGTCACTGCGGATGCTGTTCGTATCTTGCGGGTGCCCGGCACCAACAACTTTAAATCCGGCAACCCTCGGCCTGTCCAGATCGTTACAAAGGGCCAGCCGTGCGACCTCGGGGTGTTCGTTGCCCTCATACCTCCCGCACCTGTTGACCTGTCGGCTGCCAAGCAGTTCGGCATGGACTCAGCCTCAAAGGAGATCGCGGGCGGGGACTACCCCAAGAGCATGTTTGCGCGTGTGGCTTCCCGCAGCTTGAAAGGTTCAGGCTGTGCCCAGATCAAGCACGCTTTGGTGAACGCCGCTTCGTTGGAAGAGCCCCTGTGGCGTGCTGTGTTGTCGATTGCAGTGCGTTGCGAAGACGGTGCCGAGTCCATCCACAAGGTGTCCAAGGCGCATCCCGGCTACACCGCTTCAGATACAGAAGCCAAAGCCGCCGAGACCAAGGGCCCATACACCTGCCAGTGGTATCGGGACAACAACTCGGAACTCTGCGCTGGGTGCAAGCACGCGATCAGCAGCCCCATCTTGTTGGGCAAGATTGTTGAAGCCGCCCCTGTGATGGACGACCATTACGTGGTCGAGAAGGAAGACGACGAAGACGCGCCAAGCATGACGCTGGCCATCCCAGCGTACCCCTTTCCATATTTCCGTGGTGTAAACGGCGGGGTGTTTCGCAAGGATCGGGACAAGGATGGTGAAGACGTGGAGGTTGAAGTTTATCCAGACGACCTCTATCTGACAGAACGGTTCTTTGATTCTGATGAACACGACAGCGGCGATGGTGAAATGGTCGGCATCAACCTGCACATGCGCAAGGACGGCCTGCGTAGGTTCTTCGCCCCCGTTACAACACTGTTTGCAACGGACAAGTTGCGGGACCTGCTGGTGCGCAACGGCGTTGTTGCCTATGGAAAACGACTGGAAATACTCATGGCTTACTTTGCATCCTCAATCCGCAAACTGCAATCACAGTATGCAGCCAACCGCACGCGCAACCAGATGGGTTGGACCCCTGACCTGTTGGGCTTCGTCGTGGGGGAATTGGAGTACACCGCATCTGGGGTCAAGCTGGCTCCTCCGGCCAGCGGCACCCGCCAACTGGCCTCCGCGTTTAAGCCCACCGGCAGTTTGGAAGACTGGAAAAAGATCGCCAACTTCTACGACCGCCCCGGCCTTGAGCCTCACGCCTTCTCCTTGTTTCTTGGCTTCGGCTCCCCCCTGCTGCGCCTGATCGAAGGTAACGTGGTCAAGGGTGCGATGATTCACCTCAAACACAATGGGTCCGGCTCGGGCAAATCCACGGCTCAGATGGTGGCCAACTCTATCTTTGGGCACCCCGACGACCTGCTCATGAAAAAGGAAGACACATACGCTTCCAAAATGCACAGGCTGGGCATGATGAACAGTTTGATTAACACCGTGGATGAGATCACAAACGAAAAAGCCGAAGTCCTGTCAGACATGGCATACGGGTTCACGTCAGGGCGCGGCAAGCATCGTATGGAATCGCAGAGTAACAAGATGCGGGCCAACCATACAACGTGGTGCAACTTTACCCTGACCTCGGGTAACGCCTCCGTGACAGACGTTCTGCAGCAATTCAAGAGCACGGCAGACGGTGAGCTGCGCCGCGTGCTGGAGTTGTCGGTGCCGAAGTACGGCGGTGCCACAAAGCAAGAGATCGACATCGTGTTCAGCAAACTCAACACCAACTTTGGCGTGGCGGGTCCGATCTTCATTGAGTACGTGCTGGCCAATATGGACGGTGTTCGCAGCTTGCTGGCCAAGATGCAGGCCAAGATTGACTTGGAGTTGGGGCTGGACCAGTCGGACAGGTTCTACTCTGCTATTCTGACCTGCGCGTTTGTGGGGGCCTTGTTGAGTCGCAAGCTCAAGTTGCACGACATTGAAATCCCTCGGGTCTACCAATACGCATTGGGCGCGGTGGCGATGTCCCGCGCGGCCACCAAGGCAGACGTAGGCGATCCCGCAACAGTGGCGCAGGAGGCATTGGCCGCGTTCATTAACGAGAACGTGAACAACGCACTGGTAGCACCTTACCCGCAGCCGGGGGGATTGCCAGATCGTCCGGCCATTACCCCGAAGGGTTCACTGAAGATGCGGTATGACCCCAACTCTCGGGAGCTGGCCATTGCTGTGCCAGAACTGCGCAGATTCTTTGCTATGCGCCAAGTGGACGTGAAGGACAGCATCGCCCGGCTGCACGCCGCTGGGTACATGAAGCACGATGGCAAATCCCACCCGACCCGTTTGGGTGCTGGGGCTGTGGGCGGGTTAAGCGGCATCGCCATTCGGTGCTACGTTTTTGATGGAGACGCCATTGGCATCGACGAGACGGCGTTCAACACCTCCGATACCATCTGAGGACGTTCGGTTGTTCACCCTTCACGGGGTGGACTACTTTATCCTGTGGGATCAGGTAGCCATTGGTGCGTCGTTCTTCTTACCCACGACAGCCACACAGAAGCAAGCGTTCAAAGCCTTGCAGCCCTACGCCCGGTATTTGGGGATAGAGCTGCAAGTGCGCAACCGCTGCGAGTACGGACGTTACGGTGTCCGTGTGTGGCGGGTTTACTGACGCAAAGAGGTCTTGGCTTCGCGCAGCCAGCCGGTCAGTTCAACCTCCAGCTGCTTGATTTCTTTGAGCTGGTCTTCCCGCTCCTGCTTGGATACGTCCTTAGCTCCTTCAGCACTGTTGAGGTACTTGCGGTAAGCGCGGGTGCTTTCCAACTGTTCCAACGTGGAGTTGACTGCCGACTCCAGCATCAGCTCGTCGGCGTGGGCCTCGGCATAAGTTGCCGCTTTGTCCAGATCAGTCTTCATCAACTCGTTGAGCGTGGTGT